ATTTTTGATGATAGTGATTTTTTTAAGGAAGGCAATTTGGTTTCTAAGAACAGTTTAAATTTTTTGTTATCAGAAATACTATTGATGTATTCTTTTAATATAGACTTCTGATTACCCGTTAGGTTGGTATATTTTTTATTAAATTTCTCTAATAACTTTTTATACGCAAGAACCCTAATATCCTTGTCCATCATCTCTTTTGGCATGTGAGATTTATTGGATTTTGAATCAAGAGTAGTGATGTTTTCCATTATGATAAAATAACTATCCGTTTTATCATCAGGAGTTAACCTTTCCTTACCCTCAAATAGTTTGTATATAGAAGCAAAAGATTTGTAATCACCTAACTTTGCTGAAAACAAACTCTTGGCATCATATTTATCATTCACTTCCTTTATAATATTGTATTTTTCACGATTTAAGGAAGATTCATTTAACTTACCACGCTGTCGTAGTATCTCAGATAAGAAGAAATCAGCTTTCTTATCATCCTTGAACTTTTTCTTTAACAAGAGATTGTATAGAGCTAACTCCTTACCCACCTCCGTGTGTTCATTAAATCTTTTTTTAATAATTTGTAGCGCCACGGAGTTCTTCTCTTTATTGAGAACATCTACGGTCACCTGTCTAAGCAAAAACTCGAATAACATGCCTGTATTTTTGAGTTTATTGTGTTTAAATTTTGCCATATTAGATTCCATTATGTATTTTGATTCATATATAAATATAACTTAATTTGGAATAGGTGGATTTTACTCTTCTATTATATTGTCTTCTGACAATAAAGTTGAGGATTTTTTAGGAAATTTCTTTTTTAATTGAGTTAACATACCCTCATGAGCAACTACAGTAGAACCTTTGGATTGAGCCAACGGTGAACCACCCTTAAACTCTCTTTTTCCAAAACTTCTATGTCTTTTTTGTACTTTATCAGCATTAGGTCTATCTTTATGAAACGGATCTTTTTCACTTCCACCCCAATCACCTGGTCTTGCCTGCTCTTCAGCATCCCCCTCACCATCGTCTTCACCGGTTGGTTCAGCAGGTGGTGGTTGTGTGGCAGGATCGTTTCCTTCTGACTCAATTGATTCAAATCTAAACTTATTCTTAGCATCATTAACCAAACCTTCAAACATCTCTTTCTTCTCGTCATTAGAAAAGTCAAATATATTGTCATAAACCCACTTACGAGAAAACAGTTTAGTTTCCATAGCTTTCTCAGCTGCTTCTATTTGTAGGTTCATTAACTCAAGTTTTTCTTGTTCATGAATCATTGATGGATTTTGTAACTCCAAATCAAAGTCAATTAGATCAGCATCTTCAAATCCTTGTGAATAAAGATGAACAATACCTATCTTTGTTAACTCACTTATCACAATCTTCTGTAATCTTTCAATTGTACGAGCAAATCTAACATCCTCAGCAGCCAATGTAGCCTTACCACCACTCAAACCTTCTTCATATCCTAAGAAAGCCTTTGGTATTCTAAGACTTGCCATCATTTTATTCTTTAAATATTCAATATCATCTATTGCATCATTATTAGAAAGACCTGGTAGAGTATCTATTTCAGTTCCACTATCTCCACCTCGAACTGGCATAAAATAGTCTTCTGTTACACTCTCTACATTATATTTTAAATTATACTCACCTGTCTTTTGATCAATAACAGGTATTTTCTTCATCTTATTGATGATTCTTTGCATAAATTGTTCAACTTCTCTCGGTGGTATGTTTCCAACATCAATCTTGAACACTCGTTTTTCAGGTGCTCTCATTATCCTATGTATCAACATAGCATCTTCCATCAAAGTCAATTGTTTGAATATCTTTCTCCCACCCTCTAACATACTCTTACCATATGGTAGGAAGTTGGTGTCGGCAACAAGTCTGAAATGTGCTATTTCATAATTTTCTCTAATTTCTTTAGCACCTCGTTGTACTATTTCAAACTGAACCAATTGTGGTTGAGAGGGATCATGTTCTTCAAGTCTTAATATCTCATATGTAGATATTGGTTTAACATTAACCACACCATATTTATCAACTATCTCTAAATCTAAGTAAAAATCACCGTATTTTGTAAGATTTCTTATCCAACTCCAAAGATTGAACTCGATGTTCATGATATCATAATAAAGATTATGTAAAATCTCTCTAATTTTGGTGTTTTCTGTCTTAATTCCTATTATCTCACCCTCAATGTTATCAACCGTTGATTCATCAGAGTAGATATCAAGAGCGGAAGCAATAATTGGGTCCTGATCCATCAGTTCGTAGTCTCTGTATAAATCCATTTTACGAACCTCATAGTTAGCTCTTTGATTTTGTGCTGAACTATATGGATTCGTATAGGTGTTTTGCATCATTCGATTATATCGATCAACAAAATTTGATTTTAATGCTGTTTGACTATAATCTAAATCTTTAACAACCAATTTATTATCATCTCTTTTACGAATGACCACATTTGATTGGAATAATTTACCTAATTGTGTAAAAATATTATTATTGTCTGCCATAATTTATCCTATAGTAACCAAGTTAAATCTTCTTTTTCCCCTCTGATGTCGATTTCCCATCCACTCTCTTTGGGTTTTGTTCCAGTTGGTGTCATAATTGGATCTCTACCATTTAGGCTTCCAATTGTGCTCATCATACTGCTTTGTAATTCATTCCTCTCTGATTGTATTCTGATAGCAGTATCCCTTATCCATAACAGTATGGAGTAGGACATCACTAAATCATCATTATACCCTTCGAGAGCTTGTGTTTTACTATTCTTATATATAAATACAAACAACTCATCAATTAAACGAGTTGATTTTATCTTAACCATCTTCTCTCTGGTGTACTCTTCCATTTTAGCAACCATCAGAGGTTTGGTTCTCAGAGTTGTAGTAAAACCTGGTATCTTATTCTTATCAATGTTTCTATATCTGTTAGTATGTTGATTATCCTCATCAACTACCAGATGATTCTTCTCTTGATAAAACAGATTCTCATATCCTCTGTCGATAATCGTCTGTAGTGTAGCCCAACCTATGTTGTTATTCTCCACCACCAATAGAGCATCGTTATATTTTGTTGCTAATTCAATTAAAAAATTACCAAACTCAGTTGTTCCCAACTGGCCTTTGTACTCCGCAACCTGTTCCATCTCCTCTAAATCAAAAACATGAGCAGCCGAGTAATCCGTACCATCTCCTCGTGCTACATCAGCAGATATTAAATATTGTTTGGAATAATTGGGATAATCCCATATCCAAAGGTTTCTGTCAAATCCACTCTTCTCCGTTGGTTCACAACACATCTTCTCCTTATACCATTCCAAGATGGCAGGATCGACAACAGAACGACCTGAACTAAGAAAGTCAGCATCACACTCTTGAGCAGCCTGTGAAGGACCTAAGTTCTTATCCTGTTCATCTCTCCAACTCTGATCTCTTTCAGGATGAGCACTCCAATGAAGTTTAACCGTATTGAATTTATTCACACCATCTTGAGCATCAATCCAAGTCTTGTGAAACCAATTACCCACACCATTGGGTGTTGATATTGCTAAACATCTACCACCAGTAGCCAATGTCTGTTGAGCAGCCGTCCATATCGTGTCAATCTTATCAATAAAAGCAGCCTCATCTAATATCAGTAGAGACAATGCTTCAGAACGACCAGCACTTTCATTAGAAGCAATAGCTTTTATCTGTGAACCATTCTTGAATATCAGAGATAACTTATTATTTTCAACAATCTGTGTCTTTAACCAAACGGGTAAACCCTCGTACATAATACGAACTTTAGTTACAAGATTTTTAGCAGTATCTTTAGTGGTTGCTATACACAATACATTCTTATCGTTTTGAAACAACATCAACCACAGAGAATATGCGGCACTTAGCGTTGATATACCCAATTGTCTTGATTTCAACACTACATTATAATCATGAGATTGATATTCTTTTAACACATCATACTGAAAAGGATATAACTTAAACTTGATCTTACCCCTTTGAGGATGTTGAATCGTACAATACTGATTGATAAAGTATGATGGATCTTGCACACACTTTATGTAGTTTTGTTTTATCGCTTGTTTTAGATCACTCACCTATGAGATTCCTTTGCTATGGCATTTGCTAAATCGGTATCAAATTGTAGGGTTTTACTTTCTTTTCTATCAGCCATCTCTTGATCATAATCGGCTTTTATCGCTTCCCATCGTTTCTTCTCCATATCGGCAACCCAATCATTCCACTCACCTTTCCTATGAAGTTCAGCTTCAAATTCTAATTGACATACTCTACATTTACTCATACGATTATATGTTTGTTGATCAATAGTTTTAAGAATTAATTTTTCACATTTTTCACACTTATCAAATCCTTTAGGTGGGACTTTTGTAAGTTGTTTTCGTTTACCATTTTCTATAGTAAATTTTCTACCACTTGTCTCTTCCCAAATCTCGCCTTCTTTTCTTTCATTTATACTCTTAGGTGTGTAACCAACTTGAATAGGGCGATTGTATATTCCCTTTGCCATTTTTCTTATTTTTTCTATATTACTCATCACATAACTCCTTAGTAGCATAGTCACTCAATACATCTGGTAACCAAGCATGAATAAAAAGTGCTCCACTAATTTTCATCGCTCTCCACCAATGCTTAAAATATCCTACTTTGTTTTCTTTTAAATGCTTAATCATCTGCTAAATATCAACAATCCTGTTATTTGGTTAACAGGAGCAAAAGCTCCTGTAAACTTATATGTGTTGCCCTTATACTTAAATACAATTCCCTCACTTGGAACTATAGCATCAAAACCACCTATGGCATTTAATCTATCTAATTGTACTTTTAGTTTAGTTAGTTTATTTAAATCACCACCAGCCCTTACATCTTTTATAGCAGATTGTACTTTCTTTCTCATATTCTGTACTGACTTTGCTGGATTGATTGCCATCCAACCATCCATATTCTTTAATATCTCAGCACCTACTTCAAAGAATATTTCTTCAAATGGTTTCATATTTTCTTTGACCATTCTATTTTTATCTATCTTATCCGTGGTCAATACCCAATCTAAAAAGTTAGGATTATCTTTCATATCCTTTTTTATTTGTCTGATATTATAAGATTTATCGAAAAAAGCCCATCTTTTGGTCAACCTTGTCAATATAGATGTATTAATTTTAAACTTATGTTGTTTAGCTCCATTAAAAATAAACTCTTGCCAATAGTGCTGATGATACATCGATAATGTATCTTTATCACTTAAACCATACTGTGCTCTTAATTTATTTAATTTACCTAAAAACTTATTTTTTAACCTACCAAAATCTTGATGTTTAGGAACTGTCATAAAATTAGGTTTTTTAATATTATAATGTTTTTGTATATTTTGATTTACTTGTTTGATCATACCTGCTAACATTCTAGCACTATCCTTGGGTTGACCAATTGGTTTACCATCAAGATCATATTCCATAGAACCATGAAACATCAATTCCGTTATATCGTAGTTAACAACATTTTCATTCTTAGGCCAGAGAACTTCCAAACTCATAAATTTAGAACCTTCACCAAATACTTTTTCTCTTTGTTTATCACTCAAAGCACCTATCGCTTTTGATAAATCTCTTACGGCATAAACAAAAGCATTTCTAATCTCACCCCTACCAGCAAATTTTGCTTCCACACCTTTTACATCTAAAGCTGTCTCACCTTTGTTTTTCAAATGACCTTTATTACGAGCAGCAATTAACTTACCATTCTTCCAACTGACCATTATATTTTGACCATCGGTTTTTTCTGTAACATTATCCTCACGGCTTAATGTTCCACCCAATCCCATAGTTATAATTTTTTTTAAATCACCGAATGTCAAATCGTTGTTGTCAAACGGATGACTCATATGTCCGTAAGCTCCACCCATAAGTAATAACTCCTTTCCGTTTCTTGGTAAATC